AAGACATCAGAGGAGAAGCCGGGAGAGACAGGAAAGACTCCGACTAAGGACGCCGCGTTTCTGGATGCCTTGGATAAGAAGATCGACAGACTCTTAGAGGTCCTTGATAAAGCTCCGGAGGAAGAAAAGAAGGATCCGATGGACGAGGCCATCAAAGCGTTAGAGGGAACCGAGGACGCCGATCCGAAGGGAGAAGAAAAGAAAGAGGGCGAGGCGAAGGTGGTTCCGGCAGAAGAGATGGATGGAGAATTTTCTGAAGGTATGGATAAAGCAGTAGCTCTTGGAATCTTAAAGGCAATGCGTCCGACCGTGGCCGCGATCCAGGATCCGGTACAGAGACAGGCTGTTTCTGATGCGCTGATCAAACTTGTTACCACAAACGATTCGAAGAGCGATATCAGCGCGATCTTAAATGCATCCCGCGCCAACGCAAAGAATGCAGCTGATAAAGCGTCGGTCATGGATGTAGACCAGTGTCAGGCCGCTTATGATGCAAGAAATCCGCACAAGAGAAAGGAGAATAACTGATGAGAGGACAGGTAATTGGAAAGAGCATGCCGCACGGCTATGCCGGAAGCTATGCAAGACAAGCAGATATGGTGGTAGACACCCATCCGAGCGAAGGTGAGATTGCATTCGGTGCTCCGGTAGTACTCGGAACCGCGGGAGCAGTAAAACTGTGGGAGGCAGCATCCACAGCGGCGAAGTTCGTCGGTGTCGCACTTCGTGAGGTAAAATCCGCAACGGATTATATGAACCAGAACGAGGGCGGATATCACAAAAACGAAGCCGTGCCGGTCATGAAGCGTGGCTGTGTGAACGTGATCTGCCAGAATGGCACACCGGCACCCGGCGGAAAGGTCTACATCCGCACCGTGGAAAATGAGTCTTACCCGAAGGCAGTTATCGGAGGCTTTGAAGCGGCAGCAGATACCGGAAAGAACGTGGAACTGACAAACGCACAGTGGAAGGGAAGCGCAGATGCCAATGGCGTGGCAGAGATGCGGATTCTGACCATTTTAAACGCATAGGAGGGAACGAGACATGGCATTTAAGAATGTAGGTACATACAACTTAGATAAAGCGGTGAGCGGCTCTGCCGGAGCCGCAAACGCAGGTGCATTTACAATGGACGCTGCCGGAATTGCCTCCGGACAGGCGTTCCTCACGGCTGAGCTTGAGAAGCGTGATACGCTCGTTCGGACACCGCTCACAAGCTTCACATACGCAAGAGATATCCCAATCCGTGTTGGCGGCGGCTGGGCAGAGTTTGTTTCCGCGATGCAGGTGGGTTACGGCATCACTGGAGGCTCCGGGGATAACCTGATGCATTCCGGCGGCGCGAACGGGATCCCGATGGTACAGGCAGACTTCTCGAAAGGACAGTATAAAACCCACGTGGTTGCCGCAGGTACCCGTGTGATGTGGGTCGATCTGCAGCGTGGTAATATGACCGGACGCAACATGGATAGTCTCCTTCGTGACGGCCTGCGTCTGACTTACGACAAGCACATGGATGAGAATACCTATGTGGGATTTTCCAGATTTGGCACGACAGGCTTGTTAAACAATTCGGATGTTACTGTAACAAACGCGGCAACCAATGGTGCAACGACATCCAGTACAAAGTTCAAGGACAAGACACCAGATCAGATTTTGAAGGACATCAACGAGGCGATCCTCTTAGCATGGAATGCCTCCGAGAACGATAATGCAGCGATTCCGAACCATATCATCATGCCGTATGAGCAGTTCAATTACCTCGCAACCACAAAGGTGACAGATCTGGCAGAAAAGACGATCTTAACCTTCCTGCTTGAGAACAACGTTGCCAAGCAGAACGGATCCGATCTTGTGATCGCAGCAACAAAGTGGTGCAAGGGAGCCGGAGATGCAGGGGTGGATCGTATGGTGGTCTATCGCAATGAGGAACGTTTCCTTGCGATGGATGAGCTGGTACCGCTGACGAGAGCCATGACAAGCTCTAACACTAATGACTTCTGCTTTGACACTGCCTATGCCGGAAACCTGTCCGAGGTAGAGATGTTCTACGACCAGACCATGCTCTATGTAGACGGAATTTAAGGAGGGAACACATGTTTATTATAGCGAAAAGAAATTATCT